GCGCATCACTTCTTGATAGATTTCTTCTGGTAACTTAAAGAGAACCATTTCGTTACAGCTAACACAGCCTTCAAACTTGCCCGAGCTCATTTTACCTAGCGATTCAAAGCCTTTTCCTAATTCTGCGGCTTTCACTGGCTCATAACCCAACGCCATGCGTTTGTCGATACTGTCATAATTATTTGTGGTGGATAGCCAACACAAATGGAATCCAGGGATTGTTCCCCCCGGAATGTCAGGTAAGGCGCTGTTTTGCCACCTGTCACGGAACGCCTCAATACGTTCCCTATTTGAATCTTTTTCGCCTACAGCAGTCATACGCTCTTTTGTTTCTTGAGCACGATCTGCCAAGCGTTCATCTATATCTCGTTTAATTCTTGCGTTTGCCATTTTATTTATCCTTGACGGTTTTGTTTATCGAATTCAGCGTATGCTTTAATCATTTTGCTGCGACGTGCGGGGTCATCCCACGCACCAGCATCTTTGATTGCTTGTACACGCTCTCTACTAAGGGTGATAGTGTTTGCTGTTTTTCCAGAGGGGTTTGCTGTCCTACTGGATGCAGTTGGCGTAACACGCCGCACACTACTTGCTCCCTTTGCCGAATATCGATGTGGCAAACGAGCAGACAGTCGATTATCCAACTCGTCCCAATATTCGGGGTCTGCTGGATCCCAACCTTCTGCTGCTAGATCTTGATCGATCACTTTAGCAATACGACTATCTGTGTCTCTTGCTTGTGGATCATACCAAGTATTCTTTTTTAACCAACCTGTAGCATTTTTTTGTACCTCGGTAGAAACCTCGTTAGGTACATTTTGCTTTGGTCGTTTGGCTTCTTCAAGTTGTTGCTTTTTGTAAGCTTGAATTTGTGCTAACTTTGTTTTAGCATCTTGAAGTTGCTCTAAATACTCTACTTGTGCATTAGCATCATTTGCTTGTGCTGCTTGCACCAATTTCATTTTGGCATATTCAACACGAGTTGCCTCGTCTTCAATCGCCTTATCGACTTGAGCAAATTGATAGGAAGCTGTTGTGCTTTCCAATTTTAACAACCGTTCTGCTAATTCAGCATTACGGCGCTCAAGTGCAGTAATCTTGTTCTTTGCCGTGTATTCACGCTGTTTGGCTAGTTCTTTCTTTAGCCTACGCTCTTCACGACGTGCTTGACGAATACTTTCCCGATCTTCATTTGTTTCGTCGGGTTTGTCTTCGTTATCTACTTCACCGCCTTCAGCATACTGTTCGACATCATCATCTTCATCTTCGTCGGACGCATCTTCAGACTGTTTTGTTTCTTCTGATTTAAGGGCATTGTCCTCTTCTTTAAAAGGATCTTGCTCAACTTCAAAAGCAACTTTTGCACTACCATCTTCCAGTTCTTTAACTGGGATATTATTATCTGCCATAATTTTCTTTCAAAATTAGTCTACAAAGGCTTTCATTTTCTGCGCATATTCAAAACTTCTAATGCGAGAAATGATCTCACGTGCTTGTATGGTGATAAACACCACGGGAGCACCGCCGTCATCGGGATTTACTACGAATCGATCACCACCGTATTTGATTGTCCGAACTAAGTCCCCTTCTTTACACCAAGCGCCTTCAATCCAAGGCTCTAAGTTATCGGGACTTTTATATGCTAATGGTCCAATCTGTATTACTTTGGCAACGGTTTCGTTAAACCGCAATGTTTGTCTGGTTTCATCAACCAGAATGATTCCACCTTTGCTAGTGGTTTTTTCTCGCCTTAACTGCACAAGAACTCTGTCACCAGCTACATCAATGCCAGGATCTATTGCTGGGAAACATTCTTCCTCTGAGCGAAGATCTGGTTCGTCGTTTTTATTTACATCGAGTGCCATACGGCATGCCTCCATAAAGCCCTACGGCTTCTAGTTGTCGTTTTCTGAATCCTCTCGTAAGAGGCTGTCTAAAATCGCTTGGGCTTGTTGTATGCCCTCACGATTACCCAAAATTCTCTGATAGTCATCAAAGTTATGGATGTTGGAACCAGAGGCTAGTGCCTCGGTTATATCTTTGTCAGCGCTTTTCAAGCGCTCGATTAGTTCGGAAATTAAGTCCTTCATATTACTACTTATGCAAAAAGACTAAAATTTCCGCCCCAATTAATAAAAATTACCGCCGCCAATATCTTTAAGATTTTTATCTGGGCCAACTTTGCAGTCTTTAGCCATCTTGTTTTGGGCTGCGCCTTTTTTCCAGTTGTTATCACGGTGTGAGCCAGATGGGCCAGCATCAAGGCTTTTCTCGCCGGGGCCGCCACCACTGCTTAATGTACCAGTTTCTTGGTAAATTTGGCGAAAACCTTTTAAATTTTGATCAGACATTTGTTACTCCTGTTGGGGGTTGTTGTTGTGCAGCTTGTTCTAGTTGTGCTTGTACTGCTTGGGCTTGTTGTTGGAATGCTTGTTGTTCAACTGCAATACCATGTTTTAAAATCTCAGTTTCGGCAGTTCGAGTCGCTTGAATGGCGGCTTGGTTTTGCTCGTGCTCCAGTTGGCGTTGCAGTTGATCCATCTGAACACCTGCAGAAATTTGTGCGACTCGCTCTTTAGCTGCGTTGTTGATGTTTGCCAAGGCAATGTCTTTTGCGTTCTTCTGGCTATCAATCTGGCTTTGGGTGTTGTACTTTGCCATGAGTTCGTCAACTTTTTGTTGCAACTCAACGATCTTGATGTCAAAGTCTTGCTCTTGTTTCTTCAACTCCATTTGAGCCTTCATTTGAGCCTCTTGTGCCTTACGCTCTGTCTCAGCCATTTGAGTCTTCATGAGTACTTGAGCCGTTGGATCAGACTCCGCCATTTGCTGGCGTTGAGCTTGCTGACCTTGTTGTACTTTCTGGATCAATTGCTGGATCGCTGGTTGGATTGGCTGGAACTCAACCTGCCCGTCCATCTGCACCATCTGCGATGCAATTGCCAAGGCTTGTTCGCTGGTTTTATCCAACGGACGCTCTTCGTTAAGTTTAAAGATGTCTTTGCCATCGGATGCTTGGCCAACATAGTTACGCATGGTTTGCAGATAGTGCAGCGTAATGTGTTGTTTCAAATGCTCAAGCAAGTGCGGGGTAAACGCTGGTCCAATAATTGGATTGGCACCGTAGTTTGGATCCATAGCAAACATCAAATGCACCTTGATGTGAGCCAAGTGATCTTGATCGGGGTACGCCGCTGCGGGTCTGCCCATCGTCATTGACACATTCTCCAACGCTGGGTTGGCTTCTTTGATGCCGTCTGGGTTTGGCAATATGTCGTTAATGTTCGGGATCTTCAGTTGGCGTAAAATGCGTAAATGAACTTCACGCATGTTGTACAGTTGGGGTGAGCCTTGTGCCAGTTGCAAAATGGCTTGAGCTTGTGCCAAACGCTGGGTTTCAGAGAAAATATTAGGATCTGAAACGGGACGAATATCGTTGTTAACTGCAAAGTCACGAATCTCAATCGGTTCACCCGATTCGTTGTTCATCTCTCCCAAATACCAATGATTGATACGAGAGAGGATCGCTAATGACTTGGCTTGTGAACGGTGTAGACGAGCGTGGATGCTGGAGAATACTTTTGCACCTTGCTCGATCAGTGCTTGGGTTGTACCAACAGGAGCGTTGGAATTAACATCACGGATCTTCTCTTCGGATGTGGTAACCACACCCTTGGCAGCATCGGTTAGCCATCCAAGCAGTTGGAAGAGCACATTGGAGGGCTGATTAAACGGCAAGGGCATTGCCAACTTGCGTACATCGTCAACCCCGGGTGCACCTTCAATTTCTAGAACCTGCGTCGGTTCAATCCTGTCGCTTTGTCCGCTGATGCGTCCGCCTTTAAGCTTGAGCATCGTTTGGCTATTGTTAATATGAGCAGCGTCAAGCAAAGCACGTAAAGCACCGGTAAGAGCAGCAGAAAGGCCACCAATGAGATGTGGAAGGCCAATAGCGTAAGCGCCACGCCAAGGAATGAACTTAAACTCAACATACCAATCCAATTTTTCCAGTTTTTCATCGCCATAACACCAGTTTCTGTAGAGTGCCAACACCTTGCTGGTGGAGTCATCAATCGTTAAAATATACGGGGCACGCTTGCCTTCGGTTTCTGAATCATCATCTAAACGCAAGAAACAGGTGATTTCATAAACACGACGCACGCCATCAACATTCTTGGATGGCTCTTGCTTACCTTCAATCTTGTTATTTGCTTTTTGAGACTGAGTCATTTCATCTGACTCAATCGCACTAATGTAGGTTGTTTCAATATCACGGTAGATACCTTGATCTACTCGCTGTTGGAACACATCTTCAGTAATGTCTTGCACTTCGGTAATACGAGCCGAGGTGTAGAAGTTGGTTGTTGCGTATGGTAACAGAATGTTGTCAATTGGAATCCACTCTGTCATCGGGCGTTTTTGTTCGTAGTCGTAACGCCATTTCAAATACTGCGAACCACCTAACGGTAACTGAGTGAGCAGTTGCTCCATCTCATCACGGTACTCTTGCACCTGCTCGGTTAACTGCCAGTTAAGGAAGTTAACTTTGCGTTCTGCTGTTTCTAAACGAACACGATCTGCCTCACCACGAATGTGGGACTTTACGATACCTTCTGGCGGAAGTAGTTCACGAGTTGACGAAGCCGCGAAATCAACGCAACTTTCTGCCATAACTGGGTGTACCACTTTACTAGCTCCATCAAACGTGGCACCGCCTGGTGCGTCTTTACCAAGACCGGTTCTTCGTAATCCATCTTCATACTGTTTATCTCGTTCTTTTCGTGATTCTCTATCGACATCAATTAAATCCAAAAATTCTGTTGCTAATCCTTGTAGTGTGCCTTCGTCCATGGTTTCTGCCAAGTTCGCATAGAACTCGGGATTCTTCATGGGACCTTCGGTGGCAACATAGTTGATGATGACAGAGCCGTCTTCTAACTCAATCACCTCTTCATCTAACTCGCCACCGTCTTCTAAACCAAGAGCCTCTTCTAGATTCTCAATCTCTTGTTCGGACATCTGTGTTTGTTCAATGTCTTCATCTCGTTCAAGAGCTGCAAGGTTTGCTCCTGCTTGGACGGGGAGAATGGGGTTTGCCATTAATTAGTTTCCAGATAAATGTTTTTGAATGACAAGTCTACTCATGTCATAAAACGGTGTTGTCGAACCGCCCGCATTAAACACTGGCATGGCGTTTGCTAAACCTTCAGCAGAAATGCCTTGCGGTGGTTGCGGTGGTTGGTAATTATACGCTTCTTTAATCGATCCGAGTAAGGGTTGGTTTTTGGGATGCATAACTGCACCAAAGCCTTGCCCAAATTTATCGGTGTATTGGTTTCCTGTTTGGCCGTACATGCTAACGCCTGTGCCATTCCAAATGGTTGAGAAGGGTTTCTTTAATCGCATTGCAGTTTGCATTTTATCATACAATGCTCCGCCAAACCCAGCGGAAGTATCATCAAAGCCTTCTTTCATTAACATTTCTGCAATCATTCGAGCTCTTGGATTGTTCATGTTCATTTCATTAAATCCAAAGTCGCTACGACCTTCTTGCAACAACAACGCCGCCAAGTATTCGGGCGGTAGTTGTGGCACGCCATACTTTTCACCCGCTCTCATTGCCTTGATGAAATCTTGCATGGTGGTTTTATCCACACGAGACGGCAAAGTTTCCAATCGATCTTTTGCGCCAAATTTGTTTTGCGGATTAGAGCGATAAAACGAAACGGGGTTGGGTGGTGTCATATCTACCAACGGACCAATAGAACCCAAACCGCTCACGCCATCTTGCGTGGCTGCTCGTGATAATCGAGTAGTTGTGCCCGGCGACGGTGGTTGACCACCGGCTTGCATGTGAGGAATGCCAGCAGACTCAAACATCATTTCTTGCGGTGATTTGATTGGATATGGGAGCATAGGGTGAGAAAGTTTAGATAAGACTTCTATTACTACTTATGCAAAAAGGGATGTGTTTCCGCCCTACACCGCATAGGGGTTGTATCGTTTTTTACGCATCTCATCGTCGGCATAGTCGTAGTCTCGGTGCGGGAGGGGATCGAGCGAGATCCAACCCGAGTCCCTTAGAACCCGTAACGCTTGGGATAGGGCATCCACATAGTCATCGTGCCCACCAGACTCTGGGAACGAACAGACTTGACGGATGAACCGTTTTGCCCAGTCAGCAAACTCGCCAGGTATCTCGGGGTTCTCTGGCACATACGCTTTGCCCTTGGCAATGAGTGGTGCCACGATGTTCAAACGCTGCACCTTGTCCGCTTTGCCCGGGTTATAACCCCGCACGGGGGTGCCAGACTGCTGGAGCTCTTGGATGAGCGAAATGCCTGCCGACTTATCCTCGATCAGAATGAGGTCTGCTTTCCTGCCCTTGGCAAAGTCGTTGTCCGCACCGTACACCACCTCTTTGTAGTCGTCAACCACCTTCCTACGCAACTCGGGGTAAGACATGTGGGCATCCCATGCATCCAAAAGGATGATGCAAGTGCCTTTGTCGGTGTCCTCAAACACACCCCACACCTCGCATGCGGTTGGGTCATTGACAGTCTTCTCTGAAGTCGCTGGATCGTATGAAGCGATCACATACTCCAAGACGGGCGTTGGTTTCTTGGCTGGCCACATCTTAAACCACTTACGCTTGACAATACCAGCGTCTTCTGGATCGAGGATCGCACCGTAGATCTCCTGTTTACCAAGGTCGGTGCCTTCGTATGTCTCAAGGGCTTTAAAAAACGATTTAGAGAGGTTGGCTCGGTTATCGTACGAGCTGGCGTTCACTACATACACATCGCCCCCCACCTTACCCTCGTTTAAGTCAACAATCAACTCTCTGGGTTTGGGGGTGGTGGTAACAATCTGCTGAACTCGAGCTATGCGTGGATCACGCAAACGCAAGGTAAACTGTGCTTGATCCCATGCGTCGTCTAGGTAGTCAAACGCAGCCAACTCATCAAACCAAGCCCCATGGAACTGCTTACCACGGTAACGCTCTGGTTCGGAGCCAGGGATGCCTTGGATGATCGAGCCGTTTTTAAGGTGGATCTCAAAGAGCGACTTGTTGTAGGTGTCGATCAAGACGGGCGGGATGATATTCATTAAACCCGAGTCACCCTCAAAGCAAGTCGCGCGAATGTCGTTTGATGTCGGGGCAGTTACGAGCCATCGGGTGCCACCGTTAAGGGCTGCACGCAGTCCAATCCAGTTTGAGGCGGTGTAAGTCTTACCCGCACCACGACCAGCCAACATGAGCATGGTGTCATACTCGCCGTTGTCGGGTTCTCGTTGGTGATCAAGCGCTTGGAGCTCCCAACGCACCCGCCACAGGGCTAATTCCAGTTGATCCTTGGGCCAATGCTTGTTTTTCTGTGCAAAGTTAGCAAGTAACTTTTCTTGTCCTTTGGTTAATGCCATATTGGTAAAAATCCTTGTCCTACGACAAATGGTTCGTCAGTAACGATGTGTATACTGGGTTTAGGGTCAATCTTTTCGATGGTTTTTACGATCCTACGATCAAAATGCTTCGAAATTTTGCGACTTTTTTGAAGGGGATTTAAAAAAAGTTGCGACTTAAATGCAAGTTGGTGCGTAAAAGACGATTTATTCTCAAAAACTTGCGTTTTCATGCCAAGAGACTCGCAAATCCCTTGCAAAACAATCAAAAAGTTTAAATTTCTACTAAAAATCAAGAACTTATCGAGTTTTTCGTTGTACGAACCTGGTTTTGTGGCGATCACACCCCGTAACAGATCAATTCGTTGCTCCACCGAGCCAAAGGTGTACTCGATTGGCAGTTTGGACGGCACAGTCTGGTACCGAGTAAGGAAGGATGTCCGAATTGAGGGGCGAATCTCCATGACATTACGGGATTGCATCTTAAAACTCCAGCCCGTTTTGCGGATTTCCTTTTGCACATACTCCACCATGCTCTCCCGTAACATGTAACGGTTGTTGGGGTTGGTTCGTGTCATCCACATCCCCACGATAAAGGGTGGCACGGGGTGGTCTTCAAACGGAAAATGGATGGGCTTCGTAGTACGCACCGAATAAAACCCCTGATCGTATCCCCCATCTAAGCCACGCTCAAGCATTTCCAAGGGGCTGGCATAGCGTTGCTTTGCCCAGCGTTTATAGATGCCACGGTAACGGCTTTCTGTTTGCCGATCAAAAAGGGTTTGGACGGGGAACTTGGTGTGTTGATCCACATCCACATAAACCCCATCGGACAGTGCCACGCAAAACATTTCCGCCGGGGTGTAAGTCTGAATGCTTTTGATCTGGATAGGTTTGCCCTCCTTAGAAAAGACCCAATCCCCTTTGGATAAGTCTTTTGCTAAAGCCCAACCATCTAGAACAGGGATGGGGGTGCTACTTGAGATTGCCATCCGCAATCCAATCATCGAGGTACTGGTTCAATGGTCCTCGAATCTTTTTAATGATATCCCATGGCAGTTTGTTGATGTCCATAAAATCGTTCACCGCAATTCGATATCTTAAAAACGCCAGAGTCTCCCTATTAAAAACGGAGGCTGGCACTTGGACTTCTTCAAACGCCGTAGGGGTGCAAATCATTACTAAAATCGCTCCGATACTTTTATCGGGTTTCTCAAGCAAACCTTTGATTTGGTATGCGTAATACTTAATCGTCATATTTAGACCTGCGTCGCAGCTTACCAGCTTGTCGCCGTTTTTTCAGTTTGGCTAGTCTATCCCGTCTTAGCGCTTTTTCAAAAGCAATCGGACTGAGCCAACGTTCGCCACGGAATCCGTTGGATAGGACGTCGGTCCTGTAGTTGTAAAAGAACATCTCGCCGTGCTGATCGCCACAACGGTATGGGGATTTGGTAAGTGGATTAAGTCTTTTCATACATCTACTTATGCAATTTCTATACAACATCCGCCCTATTGTATAGAACTATCCATAGTATCCACAGAAGACAGGATACAAAAAACGATGTTTTTGTCCACCAGCCCTTCTTCCAAGTGATTGATTTTATTCCAATGTATAGAACTTCAATCCACAGTATCCATAGTATCCACAGTATATTTCACTTATACCCCCTACTAGTATTATTCTTTTTTTTTAAAAGAGAAATAATAGAGAAATACTGTGGATACTATGGATACTATGGATTTGAAATTTTTTATTTAACTTAATCAAGCACTTACGACACTCAAAAGTTGTATAGAACTATCCACAGTATCCAGGATGCAGTGCAGCAATTTTTTTTTATCTTTACAAATCAAGCACATAACTTTTGAGAATCTATACATTCTATGGATAGTTCTATACAGCACCTAGTAGAATCAATAACTTACAGCATTTCTAAATGAGAATGATTATCATTTGAGCCTAATTCTATACAAGTTTATTCCACATTATGAAAAAATAAAAAAATATCGGGAAATTTGCACGGCCTTGAGATTGGTGTGGGACCCCCGCGCCCGAAACTCAGGGAGTCAAAAAAGGATGGTGCGGCGCAACAAATTGCCCCCCTTGGTTAGTAAGCACTCACTAACCTGACAATGCACCAATTTGGTGCAGCGCTGAAGTAAGCACTCACTTACTTGCTGCAGTGCAACAATGTGGTAAGTAAGCACTCACTTACATCGGCTAAGTTAGTGAGCACTTACTGACCAGATTAGTTAGTTAGCACTCACTCACATCCTGGTCGCACCAATTTGGTGCATGGCAATTTGGTGCAGTGCAACAATCCGGTAAGTTAGTAAGTACTCACACACTACCGGCCCAGGGTTTACCCTAATAGGGAAAGTACCTATTGACAATTTGGGCTGCATTATTTTGGTGCAGAGCGCACTAAATTGGTGCTTGCCAAAACGCTCATAGTGACACGATCGGCATTGAGTTAAGGGGTAAGTATCAAAAATAGGCAAAATGCCACTATGGGCTTATACGAGCGTGCGAGAGGCATAGGGCAAATGCGATTGATTATCATCTAGAATGACAATCAAACAATGCATTATTTTATCAGGGTTTGCCCTAATACTAATATGACAAAAAAACCAATATTGTATGAGATAGGGCAATTGTGCCTATTAACTGGAGATTAAACCATGCAAATAAGTAAACCAGATATCAAAATCAGATCAGACTATTGCGATCAGTATCGTAAAAATATCGTATTAGTAAAGCATAGTAAAGAGGCGGTAATGCTCTCATATATTGCCATTGAGAGAAAATACGGCAAACAAAAAACCCATGAATTGATCGAATGGCACAATTTTAATTCCAATAATTGAAAGGCAATATTATGCAAATCGCAACAATCCATATATCCAAAATGACGGGAAAACTAGAGGGATTCAAGGCAATATCCAGTAATACAATTACAAATCCCTATTGCATTACTCAAAATGCTTGTGGCAATGCCGATAATATTTGTACTAAGTGTTACTCTCATACTATGCTCAAATCGTATCGCAAAAATATGCAACCCTCTTTAGAGCGTAACAGTGTCGCATTATCATCCAGTATTATTCCAGTTGATCAATTACCCGTAATATTAGAGGCGTTTTTTCGGTTTAATGCTCATGGTGAATTGATCAATATCAACCATTTAACCAATCTAGTAAACATTGCCACAAAAAACCCGCATTGCAATTTTGCCTTGTGGACAAAACAAAACAATCTTATTCAAGAGTATTTTGCAACCAATGCAAAACCCTCCAATATGATTCTGATTTACAGTAATCCAAAAATTGGCAAAATCCTATCAAAACCACCAAAGCATTTTGACAAAACATTTAACAATGTTGCACAAGATCAATTTGTGAATGAGCAAAATTGTACGGGGCAAAAATGTAAGGATTGCTTATTGTGCTATAAACATAATGGCATTAGCACAATTGTAGAAATGGTAAAAAAGTACTAAACCAGTAAACCCCAATAAACCCCCAGTTTTCTACTGGGGGTTTTTTTATGCCCAAAAATCGGCCATAGGGTAAACCCCTATTGACATTTTTAATTTGCCTATTTTTTAGGCAGCCTGGTCAGGGTAAACCCTAACGATCAGATCGCCCCCAGTTAAACGATCGTAACCCTCCCAATGCACTTGTATCAACTGGGCACAAAATCGCTCTGAGCTCGTTTTAATGGGTTTTGGAGGGTTTAGTTAAAATCTATTGATCATGCTATGGCAGCATTAGGGTAAACCCCTATTGACCAGAGTCATTTTTTGGTATAGTGCTGGTCTTAGGGTAAATACCTATTGACAACCCCAAAATGCGCCAAAAAGACCAGGGTAAACCCTAACGACCAGATCGTCCCCAGTTAAACGATCACAACCCACCCAATGCATATGGATCAACCCCAATCAAAACCGCTCTATGCCCCTAAAAACCAGTTTTAAATCGATATAGTTAAAACCTATCAAAAGCCTGGTCTTGATAGTAAGGGAAAATCCTAGTATCAATATTACCCCATTTCGGTAAGATAGAGATAGGGCAATTGTGCCTATTATTGGAGGGTATAAAAATGATGCAAAAGAAATACGCAAAGCATATTAAAGAGTCACTAATCTATGGTTTTAAAGCTTTAGATTATCGTCTTTTTAAAGCAATGGTAAACGAGGGTTTTTATGATCAATATAGATCAAAAGTAATTAAACTTTATTCGGGAGTATAGAAAGGGGTTTAACAATGTCATTAGTAAAAAACGCATTCCCACGATATGACGACACCCTCCCAGTATTGGAGGGGTTTTCTGATTATTCATATAAGAATGATGCTTGCCCATGTATTGGTAAGGATTTTGGTAACGAGCAATATTTAATGATCTATTGTGATTACAAAAATCCAGAGTTAAGCGAGTGCCATGATGGTGGCGAAAAGTATTATCGCTATTGTGTAATGCTCGATTTGGCAATGGATCGCAAACAAATCAATCCAAAAGTATTGGGTAATTTTGAAACCATTGACGAAGTAAAGCAATTGGTTTTAAATAAAACTGTAGAAGATTTTATTAACATGGAGGATGTGTATGCCAAATCTTAAAAAAGCAATTTTCTCAATGGATTGTTTTGATGAAAACATTGAGGGGTTTACTTATGGTAATACTTGGAATGGATGGGCTTGCCCATACTTCACTTATGACAATGCTATGAAGTTAACTTCACTTGTGCCATTCAATATGTGGTATCACATAGAGGGTGATGCATTTTATACAACGAGTGACGAAATCGATAACGAGGAGTTTAATGCGGTGATTATCGATGGCAATAAATATTATCCAATCGGCAATTGCTCATGGTGCTGGTTTGATATGACAGAAAGCGAGGCATAAAAATGGATTCTGTAATTACCTATTACGGGAAACCCATTAAAACAATTCGACATGGGAAATTTAAAATTGACTATGTCGATTGGGATAAAGGGGTTAGATTGTTGGAGGTAAACAAAAAATGCCACCAATCAATGCCCAACTGGGAATTTAATTTTTTTATGAATGTATTACTAACACTTAAATACGAGGGGAAAATATAAAAATGCCCCCTAGGGCAGCCTGACCAGGGTTTACCCCTATTGATCTACTAAAAACCATTCTATAGAGTGGTTTTTGTTGGAGTCAGTAGTTTGTTTAATTAACAAGGAGAGCATTATGGATTTTCAAATTAAGGGTTTTAAATCGTGGGCAACCGATGATGGTGGCGGATACCAATTTAATTTGTATCTTGATGGTAAAAAATTTGCGTATGTCCACAACGATGGCAATGGTGGGTGCATTGATATGAAATTTTATGATCTCAAATTTATGGGTGGGCAATATGGGTGGGATGAGTCACCCTCCGCCATTGTTTGGGGTAAGTATGTCAAATCACTAGGGCAATGGAAATCAGAATTCGGTGCGATCAATGGCACAGAATTTTTTGATCACGACACTGATACTGCGATTGGCATACTGGTAGAAGAGTACGAAATGTCTAAGCATCGCAAAAAGGGTATTTTGTTTAAGTTGTTGACTGATAGCGAAAATGCATTTCGCACAATCAAAACCCATGACATGGATTTGGCAACCAAGCAATTAAACAAAATGTTTGGCGAGGGTAAATACCTATTTATTTAGTGTTGCCTAGTAGTGCATTCTATGAGTGCATTACTGGATCAATATTGATCACTTATTTACAGGGAATTAACATGGCAAAAAAGAAATTCAAAATCAGAGTCAATGCTCAATTTGATTTGGAAGTATCGGAAGAGTATTTAGCAAAATTACAAAAGTACGATTTCAAATGGGCAATTTTTGATAATTGTTTTCGCACCAATAAAATGGAAAATGTAACTGCAAACATGGAGGTATTAGAAAATGCAATATCCAATTAATCTAAGTAAAGAAAACGAAAAATTATTCTTATGTGAATGGAATGGTGGCGAGATCATCGAAATTCATACTGTCAATTCGTTCTATCACCAATATAAAGATACCAATGTGTATGATGACAATGAGTTCATCAATATGTTTAATAAAACCATCCACAATGTATTTGATGAACTCGAAACGGGTGTGGGTGATTGGTTTGACAATATGTTTATTCAGAGGATCAAATGAAAAAATACCAGATCGAGGCATTGTTTTTTGATGGGGGGTGGGAAGTGCCCAATGAAGAGGATCTTGAATTGTTTGATACTCGTGAGGAGGCAGAGGCAGAACTTGCTGATCTCATAAAAGGCATGGCATACGCAGTTAAGAAGGGGTACATGGAGGACTACAATGCCCACGATTGGAGGGTGGCGGAAGTAGAAGTAGACTCATGAAAATGCATAGGGATACCCCGCAGCCCAAAGACCAGGGTTTCCCCTGGTCGGCCGTGGTTAGGGTTTATCCCTATATGTTTTTGCACCAGTAGTACGACAATTAAGGTTCTTACAAGGAGAATGTTATGAAAATTAAAATGGTATTTGAAGTGGACGACAGTTATATCAAGGAGTACATGGCAAAAAATCCCAATAAGAATGTTTTGGATGTTCGCAATGAACTATCCAATTGGGGTTACTTGTCAATGGATTGCATGAATGCAATGGTAATGCGTTCAATGGAAGTCGGTGTGTGCGATTACTGGGTAGAAAAAACCAATGATAAACCTTGGGGCGAAACATGGGGCGACAATTTCCCCACAGAAGATCAATGTCCTATGGATGTTATCGAGCATCATGCCGAGAGTTATGATTTCCCAGTAAACAAGGACACAATTGGTTTTGCAAAAGCAATGTGGAACGAAGGTAACCTAACAGAGAAACTATCATGACAATACAAGAACTGATATCAGCGTTACAGGCATTTGAGTCGCCAGATAGTAAGGTGTTTGTGTGGGTGGACGGGAATCGTATGCCCGTCCATAGTGTGGATCACTTTGAGGAATGCACAGATGTCAATGCAATCCCCGAAGGCATTTCGTATTACGCTTAATTTTAAAAAGGAAAACTGTATGAGCAACCTAAAAACTAAAGTTCAAGAAGTTTATTTTGATTTGTGTGATGCCATTGATGAAGGCAATTTGTATGATGTCCGCATCGATGGTTTTGATGAGTTCAAAACTGTTTTGGAATTCTTGCAAGAACAGAAAACAAAACTCGCTCAAATTGAATCCATGTTAGAGGAGGAAACTGTATGAGAATCCAAATTAACATTGACATGGAAGATGAGATGTACCATAATTTTAATAAGCAACATGGCGAAGAGGGCATGGTCCTCATGTTGCACAAAGTAGCAGAAGGGTGGACTGAGCAATTAAACAACGATTACGATTTTGATTGCTCGGTTTATTTACACTGTATTGATGACAACGAGGAGAACACTTTATATGACTAAAATTGAACAGATAAGTACGGGCGGGGGATGTGAGCATTACTACCTCACCTATCCTGAATTCAAACTGGCAGTACTCATTAACGATGAGAATCACAATGCACCAGTTGATGGTGTGGATTTTGACATCGGAATCTATCACTTAGAATCCGATGGCTCGATGGGTGAACACATCAGCGATGATTGTTTTGCCACACTGGAGAACTTCCAGTACGACAAAATCTATGCTCGTATGAAGGGTTACCTCGAAGGCAAAGGGTACGAGCAAGTGGGGCTGCCCGTACAATTTAAAGGCGAAATTCATTTCCCCAGAGCAACAGATTTATATATGTGGCTCGATGAAAATGAAATTCAATGTCCCATAACAATTAAACTACACTTGGAGAAATAAAATGGCTAAAGCACAATGGAAACCAGAAACATACATCACCCCAGTAATGATTGAACGTTGGATGGGTAGTGACAACCTCGATGCCGACTCGTTCCTGGAATTGTTGGCACAAATTGCCAATCGGCAATACCCCGTGGCATTGTTTCGTGATGAAGTAATAGATTACTCGGAGGAAACAGTATGACAACCGAAGAAATGGTATTGCAGTTAACTAAAAAAGAACTTGAATTTCTTGTTGATCATCCCGAGCAGATCGATAATTCAGCTAGATTTTTTCTACAGGGGGGATACAATCAGTATTCCGATTCAGCAATTCAATTTATGTACAACCGAGATATTGCGGAGGAAACAGTATGAACTGGGAACAACAATTTGTAGAAAGTTTTATTACCAAACTGGTAAACCCGCCAGTAAATCAAGATGCATTGATTGATTTGGTAATTCAGCAGATCAAGAAAGACCTTGATGGTGGCGATGAAACCGCCATTGCGGAACTGTTAAAATTTGTACCAACAGAAAATTTACAATCCTTTTTATCGGAGGCAATATGATTCAGAAATTTTTAGTGAGCGATTGGAATACCCATCGTGAGTTTTTGATGGATACCAAACAAGTATTAAACTTGATCAACGAAGGTAATGGTCAGTTATATAAAGCCCGTGATCTGGAATCCGATTGGGATTTTGGAGTTACCAAGGTGTTAAACAATTACAGAATCAGGAGGGCTGCGTAATGGAAAATCGTGAACTAAACCTTCATCAGATGGTCGGCCGTACTTGCCGATCAGCAAGTGAGGCATTCAGAGATGCCGACTATGCGATCACAATCTCCCGTGGCAAAACCGAATGGGAAGATGCCAAGGAGTTTTTAGGGCACATGGTATGGATCACTCCATGCCTTGGATTAGTGGTATATTTTATTTATGCTTATCTCACAAACCAATAAGGGGGTAGTATGTCAAGAATGAATGGCTATGATAAATGGCTAATGTCGGGCTACGATGATCAGCCCGACTATAACCAAGAAGAAGAAAAGGCACACTCAGATGCCATAGAATCTATGCGTACAGGGGAGCAGTATGATCCCTTTGAGGATAGTAATTGGTGCGAGGCGGTGTCGCAATTGGAACTGCCAGAGGAGATTGAGGACATCACCAAGGCAACCGAAGAACAAAAGAAAATGGTCAAGGAGTATTGGTACAAGATCGCTTTTAATTACTTTTTGGATTAGCCCATGATCGCACAAATCTTAAAATATTTAGGTTTATTTATTGTGGGATACTTTGCCCTAATCGCATTTGGATTGGACAAATCTACTGTCGCACAATGGATATTGATACTTCTTGTTGCATTTCACAAATTAATACTGGATAAAATAAATGAAATTATTCGTAGCCCTAATGACAACACTCTTTAGTGTAAGTGCCCATGCGGATATGTATGCCATCGCGCCGAATCAAATCGGTGGGCATACGATCCTCTCCCAAAAACCATGCAACAGTAACCCCAAATGGAAATCAGCCTACGCATTTTCACGCACCAATTCAGTGTCGTTTGCGTGTTGGTATCTTGAGAAAAACAATGTGATTTTTGTAACAGAAAGTGGTACAATCAGATCAATGTCATTAAAGTCATTTGAGGTAATCGTTGAGAATCGCTAAGAGAACCCTATTTAATCGGCTCTACCAACCCCATCGGATTGGTAGACCAATTTTTAAGCGACTACAAAAACGTTTTAAAGTAGTGCCTGGAAAGACTATGCTTTTGCATCGGCAAACACATCGCAGTCGAAACAACGCAATTTATTCAAGATACACACTGCTAAAATTAAGAATACGATTTGGGCGGTATAAAACAAGCCCATCATTTATGGTGAAACGATGCTCCGATATTTAATATACCAAGATGGTGAATTACTCCGCAAACTGGGTTCTCGTATAGAATGTGAACCATTTTTGCGTACAGGCTGCACCCTAAAAGTTTTGCCCAAACCAAAGAATCCAACCCCGGCTCAACAGTTTCAACACGCTCATGCCATGTGTGGAGATGCCCCATTTTGAAAAACAAAAAGAATGCCCTATCTGACTACCTTAGATCCCTTTATAATATCCCCACTCTCAGTAGGGATATTGAAACCGAACTAGCCCACAAGATTGCCAACGGGGATGAGGTAGCCCTTGAGAAACTGGTAACCCACAATCTAAGGTTCGTGGTCACTGTCATTAAATCGATGCCCCATTGGACTCACTCCTCGGTGGACATGGAGGATATGTTAGGGTTCGGGAACGAGGCATTGATCCTAGCAGCCCAAAAATGGAAACCGATGGGGCGCATTCGGTTCGCATCGTATGCCAAGAAGGTCATCATCACCGAGGTCAATCGGGCGGTGGCAAACACCAAAAATATTATTCGCCTGCCTGTCAACATCACCGAAGAGATTCGTAAAAACAAGTACGCAGAGCGGATGCTCACGCAGGAGCTCCAGCGCAGCCCCACCGATAAAGAACTGGCGAACTACTTAGGTACGACAGTCGAGCGGGTTAGTTACATCAATTCAATACTAAACAAAGAGCCGATCAGCATGGAGGCATTTAACACCGATCATTTGAAAGAAGAAGATGAATAGACAATTTTATTTAGACATGGTAGAAAACATTCCACAGAAAAACAGAAGACTAGTGATCTCAGAAAAGAATGGTGAAAAGGTTTTAGATCTAAGCGAATTCATAGTCGCTTACGGCCGTACATTAGAAAAACATTTAAGGAAGACACATGGAATTAACTCCAGAGCAGTTAAAAGCATACGATAGATTTATCAGAGCCAGGGACAAGGTCAAATTGGTTAAGACATCCCGAAACTACGCCCAAAAATATATCCCGCATCGTGACTATGTTGACAGTGTGCATATTGCTGGTTTAAATCACCCACTATTTATTGAGAACGATGATTGGATAGAATACAAAGAGGCATCCGCAGCTTGGTGGGAAATCGAACCAGAGTTTCGCAATGAGGAACGACTCCGAGCCACCAGAGGTGACTATGGTAGTGAGGACAATTGGGAAGAAACTACTGTAGAATTAGAAACATTGGATCAGTACTTTAAGGAGCAGTAATGAAAGAAGAACAGGATTTTCAGTTTACGATCACTCATACAAAAGAAAATGATGATGGCAGTTGTGATGTAGAAATCAACATGAGTGATTATGTAAGGGAGCGATTGGTTGAAGCGGGAGTAATATCCCTATTGAAACAACACATCAATCGAGTTTATAATGATTTGCCGTGGTACAAACGACTATTCAAAAGGAGAAAAGTTGAACTATCTTAGTGTATGTAGTGGAGTTGAGGCTGCAACGGTCGCTTGGCATTCGCTGGGCTGGAATCCCGTTGCGTTTTCTGAAATCGAGCCATTCCCATCAGCGGTGTTGGCTCATCATTATCCCCATGTCCCCAATCTTGGTGACATGACTAAATATAAGGAGTGGAAATTAAATGAACCAATTGACCTTCTCGTTGGAGGAACACCATGCCAATCATTCTCAGTCGCTGGTCTCCGAAAAGGAATGGATGACCCGCGCGGTAACTTGGCACTCGTCTATCTCGGAATTGCTGACAAGTTCAAACCCAAGTGGATCGTTTGGGAAAACGTTCCAGGTGTCCTCAGTTCAAAAGGAGGACGGGACTTTGGCGCCTTCCTCGGGGCGTTGGGGGAACTCGGGTATGGGTTCGCCTACCGAGTGCTCGACGCTCAACACTTCGGAGTTCCACAGCGCCGCCGTCGAGTCTTCGTTGTTGGCTGTCTTGGAGACTGGCGAAGTGCCGCAGCGGTTCTTTTTGAGCAAGAAAGCTTGCTCGGGAATCCTAAGAAGAGCCGAAGTAAGGGGCAAGAAACTCCCGCCACTACTTCATCAGGCTTTGCAATCGACGATCGATCAGCTCACGCAGTCGCAACCAGACGAAGAAACGATCCAACCACAAACACCTTGATACCTTGCACACCAGATGGTGGTACAACAATTGGATCACTACTAGCAAGAGATTACAAAGGTGTTGGTAACCAAGATCTGCAAGATGGTCGTGGCTTGATCGTGTACGAAAACCATCCATCGGATAGTCGTGTTAAAGAGATGGGCGATGTATGCCAGACTGTGACATCGACATGGGGTACTGGGGGTGGGAACATACCATTTGTGGGTATGAACCTACCAAAAGTGGGTATGAAAGCATACACACTACAAGGTGCTGGTGCAACATCGCAAAACTCCCAAGGTATGGGATGGAACGAAGACATTTCGTTCACATTGAATAACACCGATGTGCATGGTGTGGCAATTGCATTTGAACCCGGAATTGCCCAGCGCGAAGGCGGTGACAATCGATTCGTTGAGGATCTATCGCCAACAATACGCAGTAACATGGGCGACAACCAAGTGGCGGCTGCGTATGCAGTTGATGTGTACAACCAAGCCATCGATGGTGATGTGACGGCAACTTTGACAGAGGCTTGTGGTGGTACGAATACGAGCGGACCAAAGGTGATTGCACCCACGCTTACTGCATCGAACAACCCAAGTCGCTCACCACAATCAACCGAGGTGACTAACCAAGTGGCATCGGTGTATGCAGCCAGTATGGCAGTACGCAGACTCACCCCGATTGAGTGTGAGCGGTTACAGGGCTTTCCTGATAACCACACAATGATCCCGTGGCGTAAAAAGCCAGCCGAAGACTGTCCTGATGGTCCACGCTACAAAGCGATGGGTAACAGTATGGCCGTGCCAGTAATGAACTGGATTGGCAAACGCATTCAGATGGTGCAATCATGACTTGGAATCATCGAGTGGTGAAGTTCACAGAAGATGGTGACGATTGGTATGCGGTTTGCGAAGTCTATTACAACGAAGACGGGACGATCTATGCCCACACCCAAGATGGTATTCGTGTGAGTGGTGAGAGTGTAGAAGATCTCAAAGAGACTCTAGAGCGTATGTTACGCTGCCTAGATCAAGGAATTGTGGAGGCAATGAAATAATGATTTACTCAATAATGAATTTACTTGTTTTGGTAATCACCGCATTTGCGGTGATTATCTTTGCTGCCGTGTTTGGTTTCTTTTTGTTTATCATGTTTGCTTGCGTATACTTTGGGTGGATGCACATCCGCTCCATGCCACTAGCAGAGATATGGGAAAGACTTAAACCATGAACGACAATGTCAACAACCCAAAGCATTACACATCACACCCCAGCGGCATCGATTGCATTCAAATTACTGAACACATGGGGTTTTGTTTAGGTAACGCAATTAAGTATGTGTGGCGTGCTGATCTAAAGGACGATGCCATAGAGGATCTAGAGAAGGCAGTATGGTACATAAACCGAGAAATTAAAAGACGAAAGGCAGGTAATGAATAAACCAAACTATGTGGCTGAAGCCCCGTACCAACCAGGTTATGAAGATGCCGTAGTCACGGAATCAAAGCCAGTTTTATACGGAATCTACAAGTCAAAACCCCTTACAGATCAAGAGATTATTGGAATTAGAATGCAAACGGAAGGTGACATCATGGCGTTTGCCAGAGCAATAGAACGGAGGCATGGAATCAAATGAAAGCACGACAAGTGGAGATTTTTGATAAAGAGGG